CGAGGGTAAAACAGAAATCATCGTTATCCACTGCGCCAACAACAGCTATAAAACGATGATTTTAAAAGACTAACTAGAAATGGCTCCCCGAGGCGGACTCGAACCACCGACCAATTGATTAACAGTCTCGCCTGTTTATTATTAAAAGCAATGGCTTACGTTGTTTTTTTTAGGAAAAGCACCAGCGTAACCCTTTGTTTCTCATAGACTCGATAACTTTTTTTAGGACACCTTTTTTACCATATTGGCACCACCCCACCGCACATATTAAGGCCATATCCACCGCGCTCTTTATCAGGGATGCCGGACGCATGCATACAAAAACCTTTTGCGCCAAATGGGAGCCTGGCTGTTGTTTCCCCTCTGACTATACCGATAGGGTTACTTGTCTTAAATGAGTCAAAATCATTATCATGCACAGCAATGCCTGCGCTGATTGTGCAGCCAGCTATTTGCGTAAGCGTGACTATTAGCAATATACGTATGCAATACGCCCGGTAAACCGCCACAGCTAACCCTTCCGCATCTTTTTAAACTTAAGATAAGCACCCGCTCGCAGGATTGCAATGATACTAGACGACACTGTACCAGCCTGCAATGTAACATTACGAGCCACTGTACTTACATTGACAACCCCACTTATATGTATACCTGTATAGATATTCTGCGAGAGATTGACGGTAAAAATATCATCCGCCTCCCCTTGAAATACAGCTTGCGACGTCCCTGTCATCGCTCTAACCGAGATATAGCCTCCATCGCCGCCGCCCAAATCAGAGAATGCGAATTTAAAGTCAGGGCTGGCGTTCCCGCTCACTACGGGCAAATACCCCTCCACTTTATAACGACTATTAGCAGCTAAAAAGTAGCCAGCAAGCTCAGGGTCATCGGCTAACGTGGTACTTAAGTACGGTTGATCACTATCTTTAAATTCAAGCTTGCCCTTTGAACGGCCACCCGGAAGGTAACTGATGCAAAGCCAACGGCCTGCCACATACTCGACAAATTGTAGAACAGCACCCTGCTCTACGGAAATATCAACGCTATCAGGAAGTACCAAATCTTGACTGTCCACAAGCTCTGCGTCGACATCAAAAACAAGTGTTTTCATTGCCCCCACACTTACTGAGTCAAACGATGAAATACTGCCACCAGAACCTGAAACAACAAAATTCCAATCACCGTCATCCAAAAGCGGTAACGCGGCTGCCACTGCTAAATCAGCTCCTTGTTTATTTGACGATGACCCCTTGATGAACGGCCGCAGATCATCAATATCCGAATTAGCAATAGCTGTCGTAGACGTTAAAAGCCTTACTCTAGCTACCGGGGTTTGGCCTGATAAAATAGCAGGATCAACTGGGCTTGCTGCCTCAGCACCCTCAACGACCGACACAACTCCGGTTGAATTATCAACCACAACGATATCGTTTCTAGGATTAGCCAGCGGAGCAGTGATTGCGCCTGTTGTTTGCTGCACTTGCTCAACTAGCGCTGCTCCTGATTGCAGTCGCCCCGCATCGACCACTACCGTCATATCCGGTACAGCTGCCTCATGCACGGCAAAGGCCGCCGCAATCTTTATAACTTCATGCGCCGCATCGTTGTTTGCGATGTACTCCGTGCCCGTTTGCTCCGTCGTCGCCGTGTTCGGCTGTTTATATGTCGCCACCATCTTAAACGCTCCTAATTTTTAATTTCACGGTGCCCGCGATACTAGCGCCCGCATTCCAAAGGTAAACGCGACACCCAGTAGTGGTGATATTGTCGATACCAGGGCGATAGTCATTCGGGCCTATGTATTGTGGCTCTATGTGCGGGATGACGTGCCAGGCACGACTAAAAACGATATCAGTGCCGCTCGGTGCCACATCAACCGTCATTTCAATTTCATCTTCAAGATTGTCTACTGTAGTAACGAAACCCGTGACGATAGCTAAACCCTCGGACGTATTCAGCACGATGCGCGGCTTAACATACCGCGCAATTCGGTTGCCAATGCCCCACGCCTCAAAACCATCATATGCGTCCGCCTCAGTGCGAAAATCGATTTCAAATTGCGGATTCGCTACACCGCCCACCACGCCAGGGCCAAGGTGCGAGTCAATATCGCCCCAGATCCGCACCGTGTCATCAAAATCGATATCGATTTCAGGTGCCTCATAAATGCACTGAGCGACCGGATACGGCACAAACTGCTCAAATAACTCCGCGCGAGTATGCAGACTTGCCGCCCTGGTTGAATCAGGCAACAGCACGCCCGTCCAATGACGCACAAAGCCCGTTAGCGTGCCATTTGAAAAAGGATGGCTAGCCTGCTTATGCACAACATCAAAGCGCGAGGTGACGATTACATTGTCCTGAGCAGCATTTATTGACTGGACACCACTGCGATTACGGCCCTTTATAAATACCGTCCAATCGCCAGGTGGAATGGTCGCTGTTGTGATGTTGGTGCCACGGGATAAAACGTCGTTAGTGACCGGCGTTGCGTCTTCCCATGACGTGTTACCGCGCGGGCCAAAGCGGGCATCGTAGCCATCACGATCAACATCGCTGATCAAGCCCCACTTTAATAGCACCACATCGCCCGCCTGCATTGCGACGATCCACGGCACATCGCCCGGCGGCGTTGTTTTCCCCTGGATAAGATGCGGCGCGGGCAATACCCAATCGGAAAAGCGGCGGCTATCATCACGTGAGCGCATGCGAATATCGTAAGTGCCACCAATAAGCACGGGGCCAAGACGCGCCGATTGAGTGGCACGCTCTAATAAAAAGACAGCAGGCAACCAGTCTGGATCACCCACGCGGCGGATTTGTATCTCATAACCTACCGCCCTGATATCAGCGGTTGCCGTCCACGTTAGACCAAGCCACGCGGTTAAACTACCGTCATTATTTGTATCTATATGTGCGTTACCGCTGGCAGGAACGACAGAGGTAGGCGGGTCTATGATACCCGAAGGCTTATCTGGCTCAGACGATACTAGCGCAGGAATACGCTGCACGCGCCACGCGCTTTGTGACATGTTGTGCGCGGGCGTGCCAGTGTAATAACTATGATACGGCGGATTAACCTGCCCCGTATAATGATCATAGAAATTAAAAACAACCAACGGGAGCGGATCACCACCGATCGGTGTCGCACCGCGCATTGCTGTTAACACATTAAGGGGCAGCGAAAATGTAGCGCCATCAATTAATATATAACATGCACCCGGTAAACCGCCCGCACCACCACCAGCCCGCGATTCAACGTTATAAATTGTACCAAGCGCCCCAGGTGTCCCGCTTGTATCAATCTCACCATTAACGCCCGACGCCATGCCCCGACAGGAGGCCGCAAAAGCCGCGCCGCCTGTGCCGCCTGCGCCACCAGCGCCTAATAGCGCGCCCTGGTCATTTTTTACGCTATAGCCGCCGCCCCCGCCACCACCACGGGCGTCCAGCTTCTCAATGCCACTCAATGACGCGCCGTCATAGCCCAATTCCAAAACCGGCAATGAACCAGGATTCGTGCCCTGATTCACTGGCGCGGCCACGCTTGTGAAAGGGTCATACGCATCGCCCACACCTGGGCCAGTTGAAAAAACAATACCGCCACCGGCGCGCGAATTCCCAAGAAAACCAGGCACACCAGGTTGATCAGCCAACGCGCCGCTATGCCCACCACCGACGCCGTTTATCTTCCCATTCAGCGTAAAAAAACCCATTACCAACAATAAAACATTACCCGTAATCGTAATCGTAACGCCATCGGGAATCACCAGATCACCCGCAACGAAAAAGATGCCAGTGCCAAACGTATTGCCACCAACAAGCGTGCCATTCGCCGTCACAGTAATCACACCGCCAACACTCGCTGTAACCAGCGGCGTTTCAATATCGACACCGCGCGAGGTAATAAAACTATCAGATAATGACACCTGAGCCGATGTCGAAGGCATCACAGACGCAGGGCCACCTGAGCCAAATAAATCTAACTCAAGCGCCCCTTTTGCTGCATGCTTTCTTACGCGCTGGATCTCAAAAGCGCGCTTAACCCCAACCGTATCATTAGTAAAATCACGAATCCCTGGGTGGTCAACCTCAACAACGTCACCGACCTCAAGACCGTTCTTGGATGGCACCACCGAGAGCGTAAGGCGCACAGGTGGCACGCTGTAACGATCTCGCCACGAATCGAATCTTAATTGCAAAAGCTGATCACTAAGCCTCGAGGCATGCAGACCGCGAGCCTCGATAATGTACGCCTTCTCAGAAGCCTTAAATTTGCCAACGCTAACCCAGTCAACCATCAACGTTTTTCGCGTATACTCTTCGTTGACAGCATCCCAGCTCCAGCGCACCTCAGCCCTGTTATGCATGGATGAAAAATCAAAATCAAGGGCGCTATGATCAACTATATTCGCTGGCGTTAACGTTGTCGCCGTTGCCGCATCAGGCAACACAGCCGCCATTTTTCTAAAAGCCAAACGCCCATCGCCAATGATCGGCGTATATGCGCCCATAATGAAACACAACTCTTCTTCAACAAAACGCTTTCCGCTTGTTTTAGTCAATCCATCAAACCGAAAGATCAACCCGCGCGTATCATCGGCGATATCCCACCAGTCAGGATGGCTGTTTATAAAATCAGACTGAACCAGCAAAGCGGGATCAATGCCGCGCCCCCAATGATCCGGCAGGCGCGCCCCACCTTGACCGTAAAGTTCATTCGTTAACACTGCCCATAAGATTTTTAACGCAGGCATTTCAAGGTAAATGTACTCAGTGATTGCCGGTCTGCGCTCGATGCTTTTCGTTTGATCAACTTCATGTACAGCAGCTCGTGTACCCATTGCACCGCGAACACAATTTATAAATTCATTGGTGATATCATTTTTCTGACCCCGAATGACCTCATCATTAATTTTGATATAAAGCACGGTTTGATTCGGCGCGTCTGAATAACTCGCGCCATGCTCGACCGTGAGGAATTTCTCAGTAATCGCAGCCGGAATAACAGTGGCCGTGGCTGAAATTGTCGCCAGCAAATTTGTTTTAACTGGCTCAAATATTGTATCTCGCATTGCGCGCTGAATATCCGCGCAGCCAACTCGATAACTACCATTGGGATTGAATGAAAGGCGCTTAATTTTTTGAGATTGCCAGGCTGAAAAATCAGCAAACGGAATACCACGAAAACCCGCGTAATGCCTTAGCGTTTTATCATGCAAGCTATAGCCCAACTGATCTTTAACGCGCAAATAATCAGTAAACGCCTCGCCTCTATCAACAATCACCGCGTCAATAGACCCGATTTCAGCAAGCGCCTTATCTGGATTTAGCGTTTGACTAATAGCCCCTATAGAGCCGATAACGCCATGGATAACGTTAACACCAAACGGCACAGGCACATCAGGATGACTCGTTAAATATAACAGGTCTGTTTCTGCATCATCAAAGGCAACCGTAATAACATCAAACGGCTCTTTCGATTGATCGCTGTTTTTAACAGCATATGTGGAAGATTCAGATTTCACGGACGGTAAACGATAGTTTGAATTCAGAAAGCGTGCCAACGCGCGCGAATGGAAAGTTGCTTTTTAATAACTCAACTAACACGGGATTATCTGGCGCTGCCGCAGTGCCATATGGATCGACAGTGAAAAACTCACCCGCCGCGACCGACATTATCCACTCGCTCCAATACACGATATCCGCCTGCGCAATCCAGTCAGTAGTGACTGTCCAGGTCTTATCGATGCGTTTTAATAAAGTTTCGGCATAACCGGTCCGTGCCCTGACCTGTTCTTTAATTACGCCCAACTCAAAACGCGCATCGCCCGTGTGAATTTGCTCTAAAGCATACGACGTTCCATAACCATGCTCATAACCCTGAATAGTTACGGACGCGCCAACCGCCTCATCTACTAACACTGAAGATGTGGTTATTTTATTAGCCACAGAGGCACCGGATACCAAATGCCAACCATTAAGCGCGGCCGCACTAAAACCAGCAACCTCAACATAATTACCATCAACTAACCCAGACAGATCCACCGACGCACTATTGAATGAACCATCCACAACCGCCGCCGATATATCCACACTCGAAACGGCAAACGGCACCTTTACGATTCCGCGCTTAGCCTGATAACTAATTCTCATTATGCCGCCCTATTTACCGCTGAAACGATCGTTTCCATTTGCCGCGAATCACGCGAAATGATTTCCATGTCAAACTCATCAATACCCACTTTCAACACATCCGCCATCATGGCGCGCAAATCATCGACACCATACTGATCGCCATACATGTTTATTTGAAACTGCCGTCTAGTCGATTCAGACTCACCCGAATGCAGCGGCGCGCCCGTGGCCGGACTCGCAGAGAAAACAGGTATCGGCGCGGATGCGGCGCTAGCCACGCCCGCATTAACCGCAGCGCCACCGCCAAACGTTGTGGAATTAAGGTTACGCAACTGCAACGCACCCTTAGCAGCCGCACCAATTGCCAACGCCGCGCCCAAGGGATAAGGCTTCACCTCTAATGCACTCATAACGGCCGCCGCCGTACTTGCCCCGATACTAGCCCGCGCAAGTTTTTTTCCTATTTCAAACTGCCTTTTACTACCAGCCATCATCAGCTGCGACACCTGCCCCATAGACTGCGACAGCACTTGCGCTTTGCCTTTCCAGCCACTAGCCCAAAGCTTTTGGTCTGCATTCATGCCCTGCTGCTGAATGCGGCTACTTTCCTTTTGGTACCAACCCTCAAGCTGCAATAGACGCTCGTACATCTGCGTTTCAGAGATAAGCTTGTCATCGTGCGCCAACACCGTAATTTCAGCCTGGCGCTGATATGAATCAGCTAATGCCTGCTCTTCAGTGAAGAGCGATTGAACTACACCCGCATAGCGTTGTGCGGATATCTGTTTTTGACGTTCAAGGCGCTGTTCACTATCAAGCTTTTCCTGTGCCGCTGCTAGCGCCTGTGCGCTGCTCAACACCTCAAGCGCCAGCGTTTTGTTTTCAGCGCCCGCCACGGCAACAGCGGCGTTATATACGGTTAATTCTGCGCGGGACATACCTAGTGATTTGCGTTGTGATTCCAGCGCCGCCAACGTTTGACTTAGATCAATCTTTTTCTCTTTCGGCCCTTTTTTCTTCCCTGCGCTTTCCGATATCCCGTCAATCCGTTTTCGGGTTTCCGCTAACTGATCCAGCTGCTGATTAAGACTGCTGATTTCCTGTTTTTGCAGTTCAATCTGATTCTGGAAATGCTCAACACCGGCACGATTACCACCGTTTTTTTGAATCAATTCGATACGCTGGCGATACCAGTCTATTTTTTGACCGGCACTAGCGATAGCAGCGGTAGTGCTTTCCACCTGGCGACTAATACCATCACTCTGAACATTCCCCATTGCCTTAGCGAGTTCATTGGTTTCACCGGCTAAATCACCTGTTTTTTCAGCGGCCGAATCGGCGCTGAAACTCCAGAGCGCTAATGCCGTTGCGCCGCCAACCAGCAAGCCAGCAGGGCCGCCGACCATCGCCAACAAACCAGCCAGACGACCCAACCCCGCCGCCTTGCGTGCGGTCGATGCAGTCGCCAGCGCTTCAGCTGCCATGTTATTCCGCCGCTGCGCCGCCCATACCTTTTCAACCGCTGTTAATTTGGCGAAACCACGCGTTTCAGCAGCGAGCGCCTGCGCGGTCTGTAAGTGGCGCGCCGCAACCGCTGCTTCAATCTGCATACTTTCAAGCTTAACCGCCGCCGCCAATCGAACAGCCGCCACATGCTTGACCTGCGCAGCCGTCGCCAGACCAATCGAGTAGGCATATTTACCGGCAACGGCAGCACTCACAGTCACCACGACACCGGCTAACAGATCCATATTTTGCGTAGCCCACTGAATGCCATCAGCAAGGGCAGCACTTGAACCCGTCGCAGCATCCAGGCTGGCCACGTTTTGCACCAGATCAGTGTGCATTTGGGTTAGCGCACCGCCGACCGTTAATGGAAGCTGCGTGAATTCCTGCGTTAGCTTCTCACTTTGAGAACTCAGCGCATTAATCACCACATCAGCAGTCAACTTCCCTTGCTCAGCAAGCCCACGTAATTCACCTTGAGCAACACCCAACCCATCAGAGAGCGCCGCCATCAAGCGAGGTGCTTGCTCCATGATCGATCTGAACTCATCACCCCGCAGCACGCCGGACGCCATTGCCTGAGTGAACTGCGTGACCGCCGCATCCGCTGCCATTGTAGAAACACCGCTAAGCTTTATCGCCTGAGTGACGGACTCAGTGATGCCCAATACCTGCGTTTGACTAGCGCCCATTTGCCGCATAGACACTGCTAATTTAGCGTATAAATTAGCTGTACTTTGAATGCCAGTACGTGAGCGTTTTGATATTTCAAATACAGCCCGGCTTGCCGTCTCATATTCCTGGCTGGTTTTTGTTGCCAGCTTTAAACGCGCATCGATGGTCTTTGCGGCATCCGCTATATCAATCAACGCACGCGCCTGACCCGCTGCATAGCGCACCGAGAAAAACGCAATCAGTTCTTGCCTGCTGCGCTGTAACTGCTGACTAACCGACTGAAGGCCCGCACGCGTATTGCCAAACTGGCGATGAATTTGTTGGCCTGAACGCACGCCGGATTTCGCCAGGGAATCAAAATCACGCCGCGCACCTTGCACCACGGCTTTGACGCCTGAACCGTCGCCGGTTAGACTTATGCGTATTCCAACTTGCTCTTCGGACATAAAATGAACCTATCGCACCCAATGACACACGTAGCCGCAGCCGTAGCCAGCGGAATCGCTGGCTTTGCTGTGACGCCTTTTTTCTTTGTGATTACCTTGATTGCCCTGCTACTCTGGGCTGCCAGCCTGATTGGCTGGGCTTTTAGCTAACTAGGCCCACGCCTCTAGCGCTGCCTGCTCCATTACCCTGACACCCTCGAAGATTTCCGCACGATCCCGCCGCTTAACACCCCACATATTCAAGGCGCTTTCTAACGCCTCATAACGCAAGCCACGCTTCACGGTGGTCATACCTTTATCGCAAGGCATTACCACCTCACGCCACTGAGTGGCGCACGACAGAAACGCGCGCACCGCTGGCCAGTTTTCAGGCCACACAGAAAAGTCATTGGTTTTTTGTTTCTCAAGAAACGCATCACTTGCGGATTCATCCACACCGAACGCCGCAAGGTCTGATTGAAGCTTTGAATTATCATGACCGCCCAGCGCCCAATGCCGGGCGGCCTCTTTTAGTTTTTTAGGATAGCGCCCGAACCATTGATTGCATCAAACCACGAAGCCACAAACGCGCCTTCCATGCCTCCAACAGCCAACACCGCGTCAAGCGTTTCATCATTAAACTCAAGCGGTTTACCGCTCGCATCGGTCACATCTTTCCAGCCCACTAGCACCTCATCCAGTAAACGACGATCCGTTAATTCAACAGAGCCTTCAGGTGCGTCACCCTGTGCCCTGAGTTCCTGAAGCATTTGCTTGATACGATCTTGATCAACTCGCTTGAACTCAGCAAAGAACGAGAACGTTTCAAACTTGCCTTTTTTCTCACCAGGGACGCGCACTTTTACGGGCCAAAGATAAGTGGCCGACAAATCAACTTTAAACATTTTATTTCCTCTTTTTAGTCATTATGAAACGCCACCCGCTAGAGAAACATCATGCTCCATTCGTCGTTCCCCGCAACCGGCAGCAAGGTCAAATTCATATCAATTGTTGTGATACCGTCTGAATCGCCATATTTTGGCTCTGTCAATTGAACGCTTGGAGCCGCCAAAATAACCCGATTACCCGCCGGGCCATGCGTGATGCTCAGCGGGCCAAGGGTTGAATCTTGAATCGTGGTAAACCAGTCTCTAGTTGCCATGTCTGTTGCTTCTAATGAGATAGAGCCGGTCGATTGACGATCCTGCACGCGGATCTCTTTAGTGCCACCAGGGAAATCACGGTACTTCACCTGCGTACCTAGATCGATCTCAAGCGAGGCCAGCACGCCCGTGCTAAAACCATGCAATGAGATAGCGGTGGTATTGGTGCTGTTCACCTCAACCGGCAATTGAAAATTACTGTAATCAGGCACACCCGGCACAATATCGACAACAGGGTTAAACAATCCCACGATTGAAAACTTAATTGACGGCAATTTATTTGCACTTAGCGACAGCACCGCATTACCGCGCGCATCTGTCAATCTATGCAACACATTATCAATGCTAAAATAAAGCGTCGCTAGCTCATAAGCGCTATCTACCGGCAGATATTCGGTGCTCGTTACCGGCACAACATTTTGTGATGCCGCACAACAACGCAACAACGCATCAAGCCCCGGCGTGGGCACACCAAGGCCCATCATGCCCGCAAGCTCCACCTGAAAATCAAGCGTCACATGAATGCCCGTTGGAATCTTCTGCACTGAACCAAAGCTAGGGCGCACAATGTTACGTTCCTGATAGTCCGCTGCCATCGGCGTAATCTCAATTTCACCACATAGCACCGCATCGGTACCCACCACCGGCACCGGATCAAGGCCCGGCGTTGGCTGAATTACTGCCAAAAGCATACGTTTACGATTGTTCATCAGTCACCTCTTCAGCGTCGTTAACTTCAACGTTAGGCGCTGCCAATGGCGGCGCGGTCTCTTCTACCACTTTTGTTCGTTCACCCGTTTTCGGGTCAACAATGTACCTACCACCTTGTCCGGCATATTTATCTTGCGCCATTGAATTGCCCCTAGTTAGTTGAGCGGAATTGTTTTGTTATCTCGAAAAAATCTTTTACCTGAACTTTGCCGCCCTTGATCTCTTCCACGACTGCATCCGCGTGCGTAATAGGCTCGAAGCCTGGAAGTGAAAAGCCTAGCAATGCAGCGGTTAACTGGTTGCGCGCATCGTCTAGCAGGTCGGTATCTAGCTCAAGGTTAGGCATCGGGCCGACCGTCATCACCTGAAAGGTATAAGTGCGTTTTTGAGCGGTCACAACCACATCGCGCGTTCTACTTTTCTCTTCAACCCAAAAGACAAAAGCCGCCGGGATATCGGCTATCTCATCAATGGGCAGCAACGAATCAGGAAAATTCACCGCCACATAAAGCGGGCATTGTTCTCTAATGCGATTAATGATTGGCGTAATTCTCACTTCAACCCTTTAGCTGCTAACTTTTTTAAATCGGCTTTTATATTTTCAACCGTCGCATCACGCGTCACCTTCGTGACGCGACTTTTTGACATTGCCGTGAACGCCGCCGCAACGGACGGGCCAACCGCTGGCCGTGGTCTTGTAAATTTACCTTTATGGCTGCGCGTGCGAAGCGGCGCGCCCTTTTTCCCCAGCGGATTAATAAAACCAGCCGCCACTTTTTCGCGTCCAAACCAGGGCAAGACAATACGGCCCCGCGTTGCGTTTTTACCGTAACCGACACGCTGAACCCTTACCGGATAATCGGTTGCGGGCAAGCCGCGCGACGATGCCACCAGGCGAGCGGCGGGATTGCGTGACCCTGCGCGCTTGCTCGCTAGCGCGCCTCTCACCTGCTTTTTCTTTAAGCCGGTACCTGTCGCTATCTCTGCCGCCGTATGGCGCTTACCGACTGTTATGGAGCGGTTCATGCCGTTTCGCGCGGCACGTAATACACCGCGCGACAGGCCGTCAAGGCTGCCGTGCTGCTGAGTGATAATTTTAATCATTTATTCACCATCAACCGCACCACCGCGCCGTCATCGCCGCCGTCCGGCTGACCCGCAACCGACCAAACAACGCCGCGCGTGGTGATGGTATCGCCGCGCGCTGGCTTCGCTACTAAATCCAGTTTAGGTACATCAATAATATGATCGTAACCAACCGCGCCGCCTTCGTCGTAATGAGGCGCGTTTTCTGCGAAGAATGTTTTTAATGTATAAGCCACGCCAATCGCTGGCGTATAAAGCGCATCAACACCGATTAGCTCATGCGCCGAGATAACCGTCTTATACCTACCTTCGATTACCGTTGCTACCGCCCACAGTCTGCCGTCTGTGCGTAAAAAGTCCCCCGCCGAAACACCCGAATTATTCCGCGCAAATATCTCTGTAATAACCGGCGAGCGCAAACCAACTTGCACGCCGCCTCCTTTGGGTGCGCGCACTTCACACGCCAGATCATCAACAAAAACCGAAGCCCAGGGATTACCAGCCAGCGCCCACACTTGGAGCTGATCACGCAATAACCCCGCCCTCATCCGTATTCACACACGCGGAATTTATCGAGCAAATTATCAATGAATGGTGTTTTTTCGACGGACGCAGCAACAATGATTTGCTCACGATGCTCAAACAGCGTACCGATTCGATTCAGCATCCATTGTTTTATTTTTTTCGGCACATCAGCACCGTCATCACCATAACCAGCCACCCATCGAATCGTCACGCAATCTGCATCGCCGCGCACAGCGGGCCAGGTGACGTTATAAGCCGGGATTAATTCGCGGTTATCCCAGCCGGTTAGCTTGTATTGATCCGACGCCAGCGTTTGCTCAACACCATCGGCATCCAGGTACACAACCGACGCAACCGATTGTACATTTTGCACGGGCAACACAATCGGGCACGAGAGCTTATTTAAGCGCGCCTCCCACGTTTGCGTGAGTAGTGCGCGATTTATTTCACCCTCCACTTCTTCTCTCGCAACAGCGATTAGCATGCGTATTCTTGACCATGCTTTTTCTGCCTGCGCATTATTAAGCTCAAGGTGATTGATCACTTCATTCGGCTCTAGCGGCTCATCATCCGGCCCAATTATTTGACGATATGACATTACCCGCGCCTTTTTACTATTTCTATTAACATATCGCGCGACGCAGTACGCCCGCCTACAGTTGTGACCCTGTTTACAGCGTAATATCTCGCGCGCAACATACCACCCGACGCCCAGAATGTGGTGGATGACGCGTCATGCGTTAAATCATGCGTCGTTAAGCCTGCATCAATTACCCACGTAGACGTCTGCACGGGATCGTCTGGAAATTCTTTTGACCAGTCGAAACCATAATCAAGCACCTCATCAGGCTTTTTTTCATACGTTTTCATGCCATCACTCGCGATTATTTAACAACAACATGTCGGCTTTCGTGCCTTACAGTAGACAGGCGCGACGAGGATGCCTTTTTATGATCACCACCAAGATTCAACGCACCCGCCGCCGATGCCTGAGACACCGCCGCCGCACTAAGGTTGACGCGAAAAGTGATTGTGCCATCTGCCAAAGATGATGCATTAGCATTGCCTGCTAGATTAAAACCTATATTTAAAGCGCCAACTGCTGTTGTGACCGACGCACCACCACCTGATAGTGGAAATATTGCACCGAGGCTACCGCTTGCGCCGCTGGTTGACATTGATGCGCCGCTGATTGGGATCTCCATCGTTAGCGCTGCGCTTGCATCCGCACTTGCTGCGGCATTGCCTGATAATGACACCGCACCCGATGATGACAAAACGCCGCTTGCAGCTGCTTCACTTACCGCGCTGCCATTTAACCCTAAATTAATAGAGAGGCCGCCGGTTGCTATTGCAGCAGCTACCGCGTCACCCGCCAACGCGATACCTGATGATAGTGCCGCCGCCGCTATTGCCTCTGCTACCGCCGCACCATTAATGTTAATTGTTGCAGAGAGCGCGCCGTTTGCGTTTGTGATGCTAGCAGCGCTGCCGGTTATCGGCATACTTGTTGTGATTACGCCCGCCGCCGTTGCTAACGATACAGCCGCACCAGATAAGGGGACAGCTGTGCCACCCGCTAACGTCGATACGCTATCGACCGTACCAGCAAACGGCAGCCCCGCCGTATCTTGTGCGTAAGTGATTAAACCCAGGTAAACAGTGTCACCAGCTGCGCCCAGTGCGGGGCGGGGCGTAGGCGTTAAACCATCCCCACCAGGCAGCGTCCATCCGCCACCGCCCACGGCGCGATATGCAAAATCAACTGCACCATCGCTGTGTAGTCGCACACGCATATCACAATGCGTAACACCAGCGCCGATAGCATCAGTGCCTACGTCGTACATCGAACTACCACCATCGACTGTAGACTTAAGCTCTAATGTCGATTGTGCAAGAAAGCTTCGATGCCCGACAACCTGGAACATATAGTTTGGCAGGGAAAAACTGTCGTTATGTATCATAATGCCGCAAAAATTAAATGCGTCAGAGGCAAACACGTGATTGGCAGATGGATTTGATGTTGGGCCAATCCCTACGTCATTAAAAACATACTCATCAACACCTGCTAACGGAAATGTAACGCCTTGATAGTCGAATCTGCCAGTGCTGCCGTGAAACCATAGAGTAACATCTGAGGTGTTGTCTGTGATGTCGGCTCGATAAAATCCCGCATTTCGCTGCACGCCAGGCACTGCCGCCGCTTGATAGTTGAGCCATTTAGGATCTAGCGCGCCAGTACCATCAAATGGATCGTCGTAGCTGCTACCGCCACCGACTGATTGCAGGGATGTTTGCAGTCGGCGACCGCCAACGCCCTGCGCTGTTCTTAGATAGCGGGGCATTATGTGACCGTGACGATAAATGACGACACAATGTTAGCGTCAGCCTGGTTTTTAATGTGCAGCCAGTTATTGCCGACCGCAGCAGTTAATCCCGACAGAGTAAAAACCCCGCTTGCATTCGTTGTTAAAGTACCACTATCAGTCGCAGCGCCGCCCCATGTCTCAGTCATGAAAAAATCTAGCGTCTGCGATGCGATCGGATTATCTGCGCCATCCAGCAATGTGTCAGTTGCACTGTTACCAGTCGGCGCGCTGACCGGGTGAATAATAATGCCATTTAAGTACGCGAAATCGGCGACAGGCCCATTGTTGTCTAATGTAATAACTATTTGATCTGATCCATCTGGCGCTACGTTTGATAATGTAAACATCTGGCCTGTGACGTTGTTTGTACCAACACCACTGGCGACATTTAATATGACACCGTTCGCCGCAAAATGCATATCAACTTGACCGCCGTACGTAGTACAACAACCCATATCGATATCAACGTTGCCATGTGACGGCGGCAACTGAAGCACCCAGACAAATGGCGCTCCCTCAGCTGATACAGCCAGCGATTGCCCCTCTGCGTTTAGCTCTGCAATCGTCTGGTCAGCACCGACTGCCCGCCCAGTACCAGCCCACTGCGCGGTGCGATTGCCAGCAGCAATAGCACAAGACAGCGACACCCCCGTTGCGACGTTATTGATATCAACAAGATCTGCCACGTTCGTGCCGACAATAACAGCGTCAATATTGTTAGCAACTTCAGCGGCCACGGGCGCGCTCGAGTGGAAATTGACAATTACCTTTTCTGATATAGGCACTTAATAATCCTTGTTGCGTAGCGCTAGTTGTCTTCTTGGTATGTCAACGCGCCAGCCGCAAACGTGATATTAGTCGAAGGCGGCGCAATAGCTGCCGGTACGATTAACGCTGCATACTTGCGCATAGTGCCGCCCGTTGCTGCGTCCATTACAGCCCAGTGCGTGACGCTGCCCCAGTCTGCCGATGGATCGGGAAACGTAACCGGCGCAAGGTTTGACGTAGTCGCATTACCGGCAACAGGTGCCGCCCAGTTGGCATCATCAGGGTCTAACTGCGCACGCGCATAGCTGCCGCCTGCCACCTCAACACCTCCGCCAGCTTCGCCCGGCGCGCCTGTAAACAATGCAATGTATATAGGCCGCTTGAGTGTGCCGGTGTGATAACACTTAAAATTAACGTCGTTATCAGGCGTGATATCCCCAAGACCGACAGACCAAGCAGGCTCCGCCGATGCATTGGTTGTACCGCTGTTTTCTGCTTCAAGAATGTACGGGCCATAAACGTTAGTTGCATAATAACGAGCGCCCGCAGCGACAGCGGCAGAAACACCCGGATACGGTAAAATACCATGTGAGCGGAATGCCGCGCGGATGTGGTCATTCTCTTCTGTGTCTGTTTTTGCTGCCATGATGCCCCCGATACTGTAAATGGAATAAAGCCGCGACTTGCGCGGCTTTGTGGTTTTAACTACCCGACTTTATTATTTAGCGCGCTTCAGTGATTCCGCGTATTCAACCGCCGCCGTTGACGGGTCAATTTTCCCATCTTTCCTTAACTGCTCAACCTGATCAGAATCAACCAAGGCAAGCGAGTTGACCTTACCTAAAGCGCAATCAACCAGAACGCGCGCCTTTACCTTTTCGGCTTTACCGCTGCGCGCCACACTCTCATTAGTAGACAGCTCTTGCGGCTGAACAATCTTGCCATCAGCGACCAGCTGAGGGATATCTGCCTGATTAACCTCAACGGACGCACCTTTCTTACCAAGCGCAGAATCAACTGCTAATATCACTTTAACTTTCATCACCACTACCCCTTTTAAACGCGAAAAATATGACCGGGACAACGCCCGGCATACTGATTGTGAAATTAACTAGGTTGCGGGATTCTGGTAGTGCTTAACGGCACCACCAACATCGATTAGATTGCCACCTGAACGCATCCACGCGAGAAAACCAACCTGACCAAGCTTCGCATATGCAGAATCATTAAATCGAAACAACAGTATTGCCATTACATCGCGGATTTTGTAATGCTTAAAATCACCGAACAAAATAGACCGAGCATTTGCAGCCATTGGCGCTACATCCTGATTGATACGATAAGGCTTACCATTAATCAAATCCGGCGCAGCAACGTCATGCCCCGCTAACCAAAGCGGGCGGCCGGTTGTATCTTTAAGCTTTTTAAGCTCGCGTAGGGTCGTATCATGAAACATGTAACCGCACCCAGGCGCAGAACGATAGGAAGGGTCAACGCTATGCTCAAGATCCACAAGGTCATCAAAAATCACGCTTGCCGTTTGCCCAGTCAAACCAACCTTACCGGCTAGCGACGCAGTCACTACGCCGTTTGGCTGAGCAACACCAGTGCCGACCGTGTACATTCTGTTCGTAATGCGCCCCAAACGCTGCTCAATACGTCCACGCACAAACGCCTCAATATCAAAGGCGCTATCCTGAATAAGCTCAAAGGGAACGGTGATGACCTTGGAGCTGAATTTATGCGTGTCTAGCGAGAGCGTGCCAAAGTTAGGATCTTCATCAGTAGCGGTCTGATTTTCTGCAATAATCTCACCCTCCTCAGCCGTTCCATCAGTAGTAGGGTAAGGCATAGCAGCACCACCCTCTGTTCTAAACACTTCCCCAGCTTCACGCATACCGCCATACGCTGCCATCGCTTCTGACATAGTGCGCGCCATTTCAGTTGGTACAGTAAACCTACCTTCAGCGCCCGTGCCCGTTGACATTACGTTGCGAATCTCAAGGAAACGGCTCTGCTGTATGCGCGCCTGCTCTTCATTCAAACCCGCAACACCATTACGCACCCACGCGGCGAGCATATTGCTAACTTCGCGCTGAACTTCAGCGGCGTAATCAACTGAGATTCCACGCTTCTCAGAAATAGCGCGGATTTCATTAGCGCTCTTTGCGGCAACATCGAGCGACTTTTGATGGCGCTCAATATTGCCGTCTATGTCCTCAATCTCAGCCACTAACTGATCGTAACTACTTTGATTTTCCGCCGTCCACGCCTTCGCCTTCGCCGTCGCGCCGTCCTCAACCTCAACAAGCGCTTTTAATTTAAGGCCAGCGGCCGCGCGCTTTTCCCGCAGAGCTTGTATGCTCATAGTCTTTTTCCTCTTCGTTGGGTACAAAAAAACCCGCTCACGGCGGGCAAGTTTCAGCTTGCGGGAAACCGCTAGCCAATCACGTTTAACATGTGCATGCGGCGGACTAGCGCTGCACGATCATGTTCAATTTCTTCTTTCTCAGGCGGCTCTGTAAGCGCTTTCGGTGCGTTTACATAGGCCGACAGGTTCCATTTGTCTTGTGGCGAATCATCCGCATCCACATCATCACCAAATAAGCGATCAGCAAAACCATGCTCCACCGCCTCCGCTGCCGTAAACCACGTCTCCTCATCCATCCAGGACGCGAGCTGCTCCCTCGGTAGTGACGTTTTAGCTTCATAGTCATCCACTATGGTACCGTCTACTTTTTCGAGAAAACCCGCGAGCTTCGCGAAGTCGTGACGATTACCAAGGCCAAGCGTCCACCCGTTGTGGATCATAAAGAAACTACCGTTACCAATTTCTAACTCATCACACGAAGTCGCTATATACGTGGATGCCGACGCCGCTAACCCGTCTATATAACCAATTACTTTTGACGTGTGCATTTTTACAGCCAAGGCAATCGCGCGCGCATCAAACACATCGCCACCGGGTGATTTTATTCTCAACTTAATCACCGGCGCTGTAATCGCCGTAAAGTCCCGCACGAATTGCTCAGGGTCAATACCGAAATATTCACCGATAGCCCCATAAAGATACACCGTGGCTTCTTCGCCAGATTCGGATGCCTGGATTCTGTAATCGCTCTTTATTTGCTTGTTATCAAGCGCTAGTTGTAGCAGTCTATTTTTCATTCGCCCCACCCGAAATAATTACTTCGTCACCGTTTTTAACCGGCGGTAAATTTTGACGCCGCCGCACCTCATTGAGAGCCATCCAGCCTTGCGCACCAGGGCCACCAAGCGCCGCCTTGTAATATTCTGCTTGCGCTTTAGAGTCACCACGAAGCAAACCATCCACATTGAACTCAGCAAATGATTTACCGCGACCAAAGAGCTTGCGGTTTACCTCTTGTTCAGCGCGCGTTAAATATGAGCGAAGGGTAAAGCGCATAAAACCGATAGTCATCTGCTCGATGCCCGTGCCCCACGCGGTTGTTTTTTCAGTCGCCGAAAGCATATCCGGCGGCACGCCGTACACGCGCCCAATGTCAACCACCTGAAACTGCCGTGTTGCGATTAGCTGCGCATCCTCTGCCGACATCGTTAGTTGCTTGATATCCATACCACCCGCAAGAATCGCGGGAAGATGATGTTTACCGGCACCCTGATGCTTTTCATACCACGTCTCACGCAGCAAGTTTTTTTGTTTGTCGTCCGGCGTATTCGGCGTGGTGATTGCAAAATCAGGCTTTGCGCCATTACTGAAGAATTCAGCGCTGTACTGATCCGCAGCAAGCGCGATACCAACGGCCTGTTTTGCGGCGTACTTGATTGGCGACATACTATAGAGGCCATTAAAACCAAGCCCCGGCACATGCAACATGTCATCCTGGTCAAGCGCATACGCTTCGCCCTCATCAGGATAAATGATATAGACCACTCGACCTTCATGCCGCAACGGCTGCACTTGGTGAGGGTGATGAGGCTCAAGGGCTAGCGCATCACCACGATATGACCGCTTGATTTCAGCGAAACCATCACCCGGCAATAGCACGGATGAAATAACAAACTCCCACAACGCCGCCGCCGTCCAGCCGTCGCTCGCCTGATTATTTAATAACCAGGCAATATCATGATCCTCAACACGCTCACGATGACCTGATTTTTTTTCAAACACATGCACAGGCAAGCCAGCAATTGCACCGGCAATAATACGCACGCAGGCATATACCGCCGATACACACATTGCCGTTTGTTCATTAACGACCGGCCCGGCGCTACTAGGCGCGCCACTGAAGGCGGAAAATACATCAGTGCCGCGCACGATTTCCGGCATTGGCGTCGAATTGCTAATACTAGCAACTTTAGCGGTCAGCTCTGCTACTTGCGTTTCTAACGCTGCAACCTGCTTTTTTCGTTTCCCAAGAAACATCATTACAATATCACTAGCTCAGGTTCAGGTTCAGGTTCACTAGCGGGCATTGCTGCACCCGCCGCCATTATTAACGCCACTGAAGGATCAATTTTTTGTTTGCTTTTATCTTTTGCCGGTTTAATGTTACCCGCCGGATCTTGTTGAGCAACCACGTTGCTCATTGACCAGTTCAGCACCGGATCATTCGGGTGCACTATTTGATTGGTTAAGTAGCGCCGCTCCATTTCCTTCATCGGTGCGTTCATCGATACATAACCCTGACCAAAGCCAACCATGTTTATGTTTTCTTCTAACAGATCGTTAACGAGCTGCGAGCTATTCCAGCGATCAAAGTTAATTTGCTGTATCTCGATCTTTTCGTGTAACTCTAAAATATCAGCCTTAATGTAGTTGTAATCACACACGGAGCCAGGCGTTAACGTTAACCAACCCTCGCGCTCCCACACCTTGTACGGCACAGGGCTTTTTCTAATATTTTCATTTACCGTGTCTTCAGGTAAATAATGCTTTGACCACGTTATCCAGCGGCCACCAGGGATAACCGCAATCAATCCTAGACTCGCAATATCCTCAGTGTTCGCAAGATCTAATCCACCATACACATCCGCGCCAAACTTACGCGCCCACTTTATAAAACCGTCAAGGGTGTATTTTTTACCGGCTGCTTTCCACTTAGGCACGTTGCACCAAAGCGATTCGCCAGCCACCCACACATTCATATTCTTGGTTAAGAAATTAACCAGGGCGCGAGGCATCGCCTTTGCTTTACGCGCCTGCGAACGTAAATACTCAAGCCCAACCGACACACCTAAATTCGGGTTAGCCTTTATCCAGTTCTTTTCGTCAAAATGATCATCATCATCATCGATGGTATAGATTGCGGCAAAAAAACTATCATCTTCAAGCCCGCCGTTTAGTACCTTGATTGCGTAATCACGCACCTCATAACAGATACCCGCGAAATTAAAGCCCGCTGTGGTAATCGCCCATAACAACGGCTGAGAACGCGAACCTAACGCAGACTCTAAAACGTCCCAAACCTCAGAGGTTTTATGTGCGTGCAACTCATCAACCAGCGCCGCGTGCGGGTTAAGGCCATCAAGCCCATCACCGTCAGCAGAGAGCGGCACAAATTCACCATCCGCTTTTGGATATAAAATTTTATGTGTCTGAACATCTAAACGCCGTTTAAGTGGCGCTGATTGTCTAGCCATTCGCCGCGCTTCGTTAAACATGATCTTCGCTTGATCACGCTTGGTAGCAGCGCTGTAAACTTCCGGCCCACCTTCGCCATCCTTGCATAGCGCTTTAAGCGCCACACCCGCTAGCTTTGTTGTCTTACCGTTTTTTCTAGCGATTTCCTCATAAATTGTTTTATAGCGACGATAGCCAGTTGCCTCATGCACCCAACCAAATACGCGCGAGATAATCCAGCACTGCCACGGCTCAAGCACTATCGGCTGGCCACGCCAATCACCCTTTGAATGCCGAAGATACGCAAACATTGCCAGGGCGCGCCCAGCCTCTTCATCGTCAAAGATCAAGCCGCGCTTATGCGCTTCTTTTAAATCTTCCTGGTCACGCTCAACAGCGAGCCGGACTAGCTTACCGACAACCTGTTTACCGCTTAACACATCAGCAGCGTATTGACTGGCCTTTGCTAGACCCTCAGCAGCGGCGACCGCTGTATTGACACGCATCAGAACTCATCAAAACCATCATCAAACAAGCCACGCTGACCATCATCCTTCAGGACGCGCTCACTATAGGGCGTCAAACCAAAATCACCATTCAACGACCGCCACTTGCGCCAGTCGTCATTTAACTGCGCGACTTCAGGCCGTGCTTTGTGCTGCTTGCCATTTCGGCCCTCAGTTACATAAAACCAATCTTCTTTATCAAGCGTTTTTCGAGCCTCTTTCAACCGGACGCAAACAACGCAATATTGCGCAAGCGCATCAACATAATGGGCGCGCAACCTACCAACCATAACCAAGACCGGCGCGAGACGATCCCACACCGCTACCTCTTCAGGACTCAAATCATCAGGGCGTAACGCTTCAGCCTTCGCGATATGCGCCGCCTGAGGTTCTTCACTCAAGGGTAACGCTGATACGTTTGTTAAGTCCGACTTAGGCCCAGGCTTTGACATTGCATATAACTCGCTATTAGCGCAGCTTTGTTTCGCGCCGAAAATCACCGCCCTCTCGATCCACAAGGGCGTTTCTAAATGGGTTTTTTCTTTTCAATCTAACTGCCGCGTAAATGTGACTAACCCTTTCGTTCGAGAGTCGGACGGATTGAAGATTTGGGTACCCCTCCCCTTGCGCACCCATTCAGTGCAAGAGAGGGGTGCCTGTGAATTCCGCACCATATCAGTGCGTATCTCGGCGGCCTGACAAGCCCACCCGTGCGCCGATACGGTTATGACAGGGAGTACACAAGCTCCGCAGATTCTCAGGGTCAAGCCCTAGATCCGGGCGCTCCTTGAACGGAATGACATGATCAACCAGCACCGCTGGCGTCAACACCTCGAAGCCCTCGCACTCACCCTCGCACAACGGATGCTCTGCAAGATACGCATTGCGTGTCCGCCGCCATACTGCCGTGCCATAGAATTTATCTGATACATCACGCCGACGATTATAGGCACGATCAACAACCAGCTTACGCCCAGCCTGTGCCGTGTCTCGCTCACCCTTGCAACGTTCGCAAAGATTACCCTTATCAGCTAACCCTTTACATCGCGGACGAACACACGCAGTCGGCGCACGGCGTGCCATGCTATCCGCCTCTGAAGTAGTAAACACCAGTAGCAACAACAGCGGAAAACAACATCCACGATACGCGCTCACCATAGCCGATCTTTACCTTACCAACCGCAAGCGCCTGGTTAATTAAAATAATGTCCGCTTGAGCCTTAACATGAAGTTTCTCATGACGCGCCAACGTCTCTGTATGACTATCGTGACGCACACCATGAGCGGTTAACGTCGTCAGAACATGATCGTTTAACTGACCGAGCTTCGCGTCTATAGCTTTAAGCCGCTCTGTCGTTGCTGTATCAGCCATAATTATCCCAATAAAAAAGCCCACACCTCGTGAGAGATGCAGGCTTTATGTTTCCCTAGAAACAACAAAGCCCAACCGATATGGTTAGGCTTTGTGCGCAGTTGTTAGACCGTAACGCATTTTTACAATATCGCGGGTACCCTTGTCAACATCTTTTTTTCAATGTCGAGCACTTTACACAAACCTCTATGCCGCGTCTTCGACAACTCAACCGCTACAATCACCACACCTTCACGCTTATAACCCTTAAACGTTTTCTCTGACACCTTCATCTCATTACTGGCAGGCTTCACCTCCAACCCTTTCTCATAAGCGTATACCAGCGCCATGTACTGCCTTGTCCATTCATCCTTCTCACGCAGCCAATCCATAATTGCAGCAACCCGCTCCGCATACGGATCACGACAAGCAACAGGTGCGGCTCTCACACTGGACGCACCCGACGAATGATAGATACCCGACACCAGCGAACCACCCGGCGGCCGACTCGACACCTGGTCAAGCCAAACACCCCACCAACGCAACAACGTCTTTGCATACTGCTCATCATTCATCATCAACAAATCACGCTGCTTCAACATCCGACAACCTCCCTTCACTGTAATGCTTTACACAAAAGCTAACCGCCGCTTCACGCGCCGCTGCTGCCTCATTCTCATAGTCACGCCCTAAAAACGAACCAAGGCACTCACTCACATACTTATGCTTAAAACCAAAGGACGGCGGCACGCGCTCACCTAGCGCATACCTCACCTTGTAATCACCAGGCACCGCTTTAGTCTCAGGCCCAAACACAACGAACGCCCAACCACCCACAACGCAGCACGCACAAATCGAATAACCTTCATCGGACGCAGAAACATACTTACCAACGCGATTAAAGATCATGTGACACCTGTGACACCCTGTGACACGCCTCTATATGGGCCGTCTCAGCCCTAACCGATTGATCTATATATTCATATAGCCTTGTGACATATGTGACATATAAAAAAACGCACACCCGCGCGCGCGCACGTGCATGCCTACCTACGGGATCGGGTGTCACAGGTGTCACAGTGTCACAATGCAGCTGTGACGCGGCCTGAGCGTGTGACACCACACCGCATAGGCGTGGCACAGGTGTCACAAAACCTGCGCGTTTATTACAAATCAAGTGGCACCGCCTGATATTCACCCGCTTCAGCCATTGGATTGATCCACACGCGCTGCTGTCGCTTCTCGCCATTCACATCCACACGCTTTCGCTCAGCTCGCCAACCGAGCGCGCGCATCAAAGTAGCCACGCGGTTAGCATGCATTGGCTGCTGGCTATGCGTCGCCACCTCTAGCCCCTCAGTCAATAAAGCATCCATAGTTATCCAGGGCGCACTAATCCCCTTCAAATATTTAATCAACTTATCTTCCCAGGGATCACGCTGAAGGCGCGAATCCTGAATATCCACAATCACCTCGCACACCGCCGCATCTTCTTCAAGCTCAGGATTCAGCCACCACCGTTCGCCAGCCTTAAACAACGTCAACGCCTCAGCCCACAACTGATCACGATATTTCAATACCCAGGCACGATTAACAGACTCACAATAAACCGGCCAAAACCGCCGATTACCCGAATAATCCCGGAAATAGAAATCCTGATTAGTGGAACCAAAGAACACCACTTGCCGTGGATGATCAGTCGCCACTCGCCCATAACTAGGACGGAAACGATCAATACGCTGAGAAAAGAAATGCTTTAATGTTGTCGATTCGCTTTTGTTAAACGAATCAAGCTCCGCTAGCTCGAAACCCCATTTACCCTGGATAACCTGATAAGCATCTTTGTCACCAATCGGCAGCGGGGCATCAGTGAAGAACTCACCAAACAACGCTTCAATTGCCGTCGATTTACCCTTGCCCTGCTTACCCTCAAGGATCATCACCGTATCCATCTTGCAACCCGGTCGCATCACTCGCGCCACTGCGCCAATCAACATACGCTTACCCACCGCCTCCAGATAACTCGTATCATCCGTGGAATTAAACGCACACTCCAGCCACGTCGAAAGGCGCGGCACACCATCCCACTTCAAACCACTCAGATAATCACGCACCGGATGAAATGCCCGTTTACGCGCAACCACGCTCACAGCGTCGGCCACATCAGTATGATTGGGCGTAAAACCGTACTCATAAGAAAGCCACACCCGCAACGCCGCCGCATCAGCATCACACCACTCATCACCATCGCCACCGGTTGGCGCAGCCTTTCGTTTCAAAATTCGGTAACTGAACAAGCAATAAGCCAACACACCACGCCAGCCGGGATCATTCGCTAATACCAGCTCAACGTTACGCACAGAGCCTTTACGGAAGCCCTTCTCAGTTTCCTCAAACTTTTCTTCCCACAAATCGTCATGCTCGTCACTATCATCAGCAGGCACGTCACGCTCATCAGGCAGCGGCGGTAAATCATCCGCCTCACTGGATGGCAAATACTGCTTCTCCCCCTTTAAAGGCTCCGCCACTTGATGGTTTTTTGTTTGGTCACTTCGTTCAATATTGCGCCTATCAAAATCAATAGCAGCCAGATCATCAAGAACCAATCTACCAAGCTTCGCAATACCATCACGCTTAATCTGATCATTAAAATCAGTCGGCAGACCACTCATAACGCCGCCTCTTTAAGCGGATCAAAACGAGGCACTAACACATCACCATCAACCGCCGCAGCGGCTATCAGCGCCTTAGTCACGCCAACGTTATAGTGCTTGTCTTTATCAGAAAAACGCGGGTCATCATTCGCAGCCACCTCAACCGCAACATCAGGCCGAACACGGGCCAACCGATCAATTTGCACTTGCAATGCTGGCGTTATATCGCGCCGCTTAATCAGCGCCACCGGATACCCTTTATGCACGTCATGATCTGCAAAAATAATAATTCGCGCCTCAGGATAGCGCGCGCGAAAAGCTTCGCTAACAGGCAGAATATTACCGGCATCAAATGCAACGGCCATAGGAAACGCCTTAGCAGCAGCAGTAAAACCAGCTTCAGCGGTTGCGTAACCTTCAGCAACACCAACAGCAGAAAGAGCTTGCCCTTTATCGGGCAAGCGACCTATTAAATGAAACCGGCCTCGCTTCGCTCCGCCGCTTAAAAATAACTTACCACCATCTTTATTAATAAATTGCAGCGTCCAAAGCTTGCCGTCTATATCACGCGCCGGTACAACAATAGACCCGCGCGAAAATCTCAGCCCGTAAGCCTTCACCCCTTTACTTTGCAGATAAGGAGAACGCCCCTCATCAGGAAGCCCCGCCCATATTTTATCAGCACGCGCCGCCGTTTCTTCATGCTGCAATGCCTTCGCTACTTTCCCAGCCTCAACGGCCTCTCGACTACGCTTGCGGGCCTCCCTCATGTCCTCCGCCGAAACGCCCTTTATACCCTCAAGCGTTAACCGCTCTTCCCTGCCTAGCTTCCAGTTGCAAAGCATGCCCACAATAACGCGCACACCTGAACCAAGCAGAAACTCACTTAAACAATATGCGCCCGATAAATCACTAGGCTTACCGCCATCAAGCGGCACACGATACCAGGTACCATCAATCTCGAATATTTCAACTAACAATCCAATGCTCTCAGCTAGCACAAACACATCATCAAGCGTTCGTGGTTCACCCTCTATTAACGCACCCATTATTCCCTCGCCCCTTTATAATTATTATTGCTTTCCTACAGGATCACACGCCGCTTCATGCTCATCTCTGCTACACGCACGCGCGTTACGCGCAATCGTTGACGCCTCAGCGGCGCGAGAAAAACTACCGGTGCCACCCGCTAAAACACCCAGCACCAAAACAACAAACAAAAACAAAACTGCATATTCCATGTTGCACCTCGCTAGTGATAATCAGCACACCCCATGCAATACATTGCACGGTGGTAAACATACTCAGACCCTTTAAAAATAGCCCCTTCGCAACAGGCGCACACCGCACCATTGCGCCTCATGGTGAAAAATACCGCCTCAACCGGCTCAATTTCTTCTTCGCCGATAGCCGTTAAAATCAACACCTTTCTAGGGCGTGAAATATCCGCCGCATACGTTCTGGTTGTACGCGCCCGCTGCTGTTGAGATAGCTGCTGTGAATTACTCATTGCCTCGCTCCTTATCTTTCACCATGTTTTCACGCACCTGTTTTAATGCGGCCTTATGAACCTCAATTGAACTTAAAAGCGCCTCTTCGGTTTGCTTACCATTCAAGCGTCCATCATCATTAATGTCAGATACGAGGTGCGCGTTAGCCGTAGAAAACGCCTGCAAAATTTCGGCATATAAGAATTCAGCGCTGCCCGCCACATCAAGCACCATGTGCATCAAGCCCGCGTTGCGCAGTAGCGCCTTGCGTAACCCAACACCAAGGCCGGGCTTTAATACTTCCAGCGCGGCAATGAGCGGCAATCGGTAACAGATAGGAAAAGCAACACCGCCAGCAATCGCGCGGTAGAGCTTGTTATAGTTTCTAGCGTTCTTTTTGCGCATCTCATCTACCGAGTCATGCCGATGCACCAGGTGAAACTCAGGCACATCATCACCCGGCGGAATCATCATTAGGTACACCGGCACAAACGCATCACGCAGCTCCATCCAGTCCACCGGCTCATCTTTACTGTCCACCAAAGCCATCACATAGTTACGGATAACCCAATGTTCAGGCTCTAGCTGTAAAACGCTCGACATCGCTATTTAAGCTCCATTTGCTATATTTCTTTTATGATCACAAACAAACACACAAATCGAACCACTCACCCAGCAAGGAGAGGGAGCCACCCAGAGGGACTGAGCAACCACCGGGTGAGCGGTTCGATTGATGGGCTTCATCGGAAAACCACGAATAAAAAAGCACTCGCACACCAGGAAGGAGAGGAACCCGGTATACGAGCGCAAAAGAAATTAAGCCGCATCTTTTTTATCTCGCAGATCACCACGAGAATTGCAGGCTTTCGATTTCAACAAACACAAAACCTGTTGAGTCCTGCCCGCTCTAACAGCAGCACCAAGGACTCGATCAGATATCCTTTCCGGAAGCGGATTCGGCCACTGCGATACAGCAGCCTTTGTTACGCCTACAGCGCTCTCAAGCTTATGGCGCTCACCATCGAACAACCCAATCGCTTCTTTTTTTGTCATCATGCTTAAAGTAAAGCACGCTAAACCAGATAAATCAAGCACACTTAACCATAAGTTAAGTATAGTTAACGCTATGAAGACAACAGGCGAAATAATAAGGGAGCTAAGAAAATCCGCAGGGCTGTCCCAGCTGCAACTATCAAACAAAACCGGAATTACCAAGTCCGCTATATCGCAAATTGAAACAGGCGAAACTAAATCACTAAAAGGCAGCACACTTACCAAAATCGCCAGCGCACTTGGAGTGACGCCTGAAGAAATTCAGTACGGGAAAAAACGTAAACAGATCGGCGTAAGCGAACCTTCAGCATCATACGAAAAATACAAGAACATCACAGACGCGCTCGATTTGCTACCAACTGCCGCCGTCGCAAACCTTGAGGAGATGATTGCTTTCATGGCTATTTCTCACGCAAAACAGGCCGCTACCACCACCGAAGATGACCAACCGGATATGAAGAAAATAGAAGAAATCATAAAATCCGGCGTGCTAGATAAATATATTCAAGCCAAACCCGCCGTAACCTCACGCAAAAAACGCACCTCGTAAAAGTCAAGGGCATACATCACACGTCCCCGGTTAATTTGTTCACAGACTACGCCCCACCGAGCGTCATAGTCTAACCATCCTTTCTCGCTAAGCGCCGCCATTACGCGGCGCACAGCGTCCCGTCCTGATCCGGTCTTTTCAGAAAGAAAACAATATATTGAACCACAATCAGGAGGCTGGCATGGGCGCGATAGCACCGCTTGCCCCGCAAACAACACTAACGGAATTTGAACGTCAACAAATCGGAATTGAGACAAACACGCGGGGCATTACATTAGACATTATCTGCATGCACGTAGAGCTAGAGAGGCAAAAATACCTTAACCCTTTAAATAATCAACAAGAAAAGACAGCTATAACCAGCATGCTAAAAACAACAAGAATGCGTTGTAATGGCATCAATACTCATAGTCGATAAAGAAGGAGGCGGGACTCTAAAAATTAGGCAATAAAAAACCCGCCATTGGCGGGTTATGGCGCATATTGTAAGTGGCGCTTATGCCGCCTTCTGATATTCCTTTTTCTCTTTGATGGAAGAAACGATAAAATGGAGGCATGCTTCAACCTCATCTAACAGGCCATGCGCACGCGCAATTAATATCTCTTTCTCTTTGTCAGTCATTCTCTTCATCTCTATCTCTCCTTCTACTAAGGAACCTTTGTATGTAACTCTAATTGCTTAACCAAACTATCTAAATCGTCGCCTTCGCCTTTAGCGACAATATCAGCGATTCTTTCCATTATCAGACAGCACTGAAAGGCATTAATTGCCATGTTCTCGTCATCATAATTATCACCAGCAAGATCCTTAACAATCGTAGCTAGTGTGCGCATGTTTTTGGCGATCACTTCAACGCTTGGGTCAAAGTCTTTCAATGCATCTATCGTTAAATGAGATGCATTTCTTAAAAAGAAGTTCGCTACCTCAATTATCCGATAATATAACCCTGATAATTCCATTCAAAATGCCCCCGCAAAAATAGTGGTGCATTCTATATCATATATATCGGCACCACAACCAAAAGGCTGAGGGCTTAAGCTTATTGTAACATATTGATATTAATAGCTATTCATATTTCATAAATACCCGAGAGGTATTATATAAGTCATAATAGGCTGTAACAGGGGTTAATAGCAAGAAATATAGCGTAATGACACTACCCCCCATGAGGGGCTGCCCACCAAAAGGACGCACCATTGTCGAAGCCGTCAATATTATGAGTCACAGCTAACGGTAACTAGCTCTTTATCACCACAGCCGTCCCGCTAGCAACCACAAACAACATTGAAGCTCCCTTTCCTGATATCTCACTATAATCCAGGCGAACGCCGACTACCGCATTAGCACCAACCGCCTTTGCTTCCTTTTTCAACTCATTAAGCACCATCGTTCGGGCATCTCGCAGCACATTTTGTGTTGCCGCACTCCGGCCACCAAATATATCCCGAACACTAGCGAAAAAATCACGAAAGATATTCATCCCAAACACACACTCAGCTGTCACCACATCCAGCCGCTCATCAATCACCAAATCAGGCGAGTAAGTTTCCGTCGTCAACATCACCCCACCAACAGCCTGATCACGCAGGAGCTGCGTCCGCCGCAGCTCAACTGTCTCTTCCTCAGTTAGACTGCCCTCGCACTTAAAGCACAACCCGGTATTTTCTTCAGCCTTCGTTAGATCAAGACCACACTTTTTACATCCCACTAGAGAACTCCCTATATACGAAAAAACAAATATTCAAACCTAAAATTACCACATAACAAGTTAAGTAGGCTTGACCCTAAAAGGTTAAGTGTGCTTTACTTCACCCATCGCGCATCAGCAGAGGGTGAAAACATGACCACATCAGCAGCACAGGCAGACTTAGGCGGGCAAGCAAAGACAACCGGGAACCCGGATTTTCTAGCGGCATGGAAACGCGGCGCTGCATTAGCGGGGCCGTCGCTATTTCATGCGGGCGGCGTTGGCTTCCTGGTACGCGCCACCCACCACCGCCAACTCAGCCCCGATATGCCGCTTATCCGCAAAGCCATCGCAAACCGCCCAACGCAAGCCGCAACATTTTTAGCGGTCATGGTCAGCATGTACAACGAGACCGAAGGCAACAAGCTCATGATCAAAAGCGGCACCACACTAGGCAAACTGCCATCCGTGCTAAGTGCCGACCAGATGGCCGTTACCACCGCCCTACTAACCCACCACAAAGGATGGTAGCCATGTTAATTGAAAAGATAAGCAGAAAACTACCAGATATCGCGAAAGAGGTTGACCGGCTCATTGATGAAGCCGCAGGCGAAAAAGTTGCTTTCACGCTGATGATCTTCACCGAAGGCCGCGCCCAATACATCAGCTCATGCGATAGAGCAGACAGCACCAGAGAAATTCGACGCATGCTCGATTACTGGGAAAGCGGCGCACCAGACATAGAAGCGCACAAGGTTAATTAGCATGCAGCCCGACCAATCGCGCCAATACACCACTCCACGGCCAGGTATAGGGCAGTGGTACGTAGACGGGAACGGCACGCGAGCAGAGGTACGCGCCACCAGTCAAGACCACGTGGTATGCGATCAAGAGCGCGTATTCAGCAGAGAAAATTTTAACCGCCGCTTTCGGCCTGAAAACTAAAACCAGAGAGGGAGCCAACAATGCCAACACAAAACAGCACCACCCAGATTATTCAAAACGACAACCGCGCCGCCGCAGTGGCTTCCAACATCACCCAAATGACCAAGCGAAAACGCCAGCTAGCGCGGCTAGCACTATGCAAAATCGACCTCGCCGATTACGTGATTAAAAACGCACCCGCAAAAACGCCCGTCACTACCGTCAACGAAGCCATTTTTGCCAGCTGGCAGCTACTAGGGCGCGGCAGTGATTATCAGGCCGCCGTGAGCACTGCCATGGAATACATCGAAAACGCAAACAAGCAGGCCGCATCATGAGCAAGACCACCACAATCAAAGCGGGCGTTGTTGCGCATCTGCCGTTAGACCTAGTAACACCAGATCCAGCGCAACCACGAAAAGATTTTGATCTTGTCGCACTCTCCAGCCTGGCAACAGACATCAAAGGGCGTGGCGTACAGCAACCGATTACCATTCGTGAAAACGCCACGATACCCGGCACCTATTATATTGTGTACGGCGAACGTAGACACCGCGCAAGCCGCATGGCCAATAAAGAGACCGTGCCCTGCCTGCTTTACGATGGCGAAGCCACCGACGAAATCACACGCCTGGTTGACCAGGTAAAAGAAAACTGCCTACGCCAGGACTTGAACCCGATGGAGTGGTCGAACTTCTTCAAAGAGCTGCACAAAACGCACAAGCTCAAATACACCGAAATTGAAAAACTACTAGCCACGCAGGGCATTAATGATATGGGCCGCTCGTACATCAGCAACATATCACGCTTGTCAGAGCTGCCAGCATGGGCGCAAGACCTTATCCGAAACAACAAGCTAACCGGCTCACACGGCAAATACATACTACCCGCCCTCTACAGCCCCACCGTAATGGATAAGCTAGAAACCCTGCTTACGGGTGATGATCCATGGCAACCCAATACCCGCGAGCTACAAGATGAAATCTACGATCTTTTCAGTCGCTTCCATCAAGATTTAACCAAAGAGTGGATGGTGCCCTTCAACTACCAGACGGAATGCGTTAAAAAAGTCGGCTGCCAAAAAATGCGCAAGGTCACTGGCACACACAACCGAAGCGGCACTTTCTGCCTTGACAACGACTGCTTTAAAACCAAAAAGACCAAGGCAGAGGCAGCACAAAATAAAAACAATAAAGCTGCGCAGAGAGAACAAAAAGAGAGAGAGGCAAAGCCAGCGCCGATCATAGAAACCGATGAACAGGGTCGCGTTGATCTTGCAGCGAAAGAACTTTACCGCCATCGAGACTGGCTACCGCTAGAAAACGCCAGCTTCAACCCAGCCAAATGCAACGGTTGCGCCCACAATCTGCCCGCTTACGACTCAACCGAAAACGAGACCATTCAAGGCTGTTTTAATACCGCGTGCTTTGACATTAAAAACACCGCCGCGCGCACCGACACCGATTTAGTCATCAGCTTTGCAAAGCAACATATAACCAACGCTCTATCAGCCGACCCCGATGACAGTATTAATTTTTTATTGTGGGTTATCGCACGCTCACCTAACGGCGTTTCTCGAGAAACACTAGATACCGATTATTGCGATCACGACCAATACTGGAGCGACGAAGAAGAAACAACCCTTTTCGACAAGCTGCAAAAACTTGACCTGACAACAGCAGACAAATTTCTGGGCAGCCACATGGTGGGCGACTTACTGCCTCAGCTAGTCGAAATCCACGTAGCGAAAACCCACAACAAAGCATTGGCGCGCCTAATCAAGTCACGCCGCATCACCATCGCCGATTATCGAGTCAACGATGAATACCGCAAACAACACGCGCCCGAATATGCTAGTGAAGAACTAGACGCCATCAGCAGCGAGATAAAAGGAGTGCCGCCCGGCATCCGTTGGGCGTGGGAAAAACTCACAACGGAGAACACCCAATGACAGCGAGGCGAAAACCATCAAAGCCCATCACTGTTGATGAGGCAGGCATTAAAGCGGATCTTTGCCCGATTGATAAAGCCAGCTGGGCACCGTCAATCCGCATCGCATCGCACCGCTTCGCCTACCGCATTCAGTATAAAGGCGTCACAACAGTTGGCAGCAACGCAACAGAGAAAGACGCGAAAAAGTTTCTCAAGAAACTCATTCACCGCGCACGGCAACTCGTGCAATTCGGTGAAGTCAAAGTTAGATTTCGCGATTTCACATTAGCAGGCAGCAACCCACGCAAAGATGAGGCAATTTAAAGTGAACGACCAAACATTAATGACCTTTGATAACAGCGTGAAAGTCGAATGGCTAAATGACGACGAAAGAAAAATGCGGCTAATAGAAAGCCTAAGCTATACAGACTCAACCGGCACAACATGGCGCGCACAAGCTGGCGACATCGTTGACGGTGCAAGTATTCCACGATTCTTTTGGCGCTTCATCGGCTCGCCTTTCGTTGGAAAATACAGACGCCCCTCTGTCATCCATGATGTTTACTGCGCATCAAAAACACTACCGCATAGAGCCGTTCATAAAATGTTTTACGAGGCGATGATTGCCGATGACGTGCCAAAACTTAAGGCAAAGGCAATGTATTACGCCGTGCGCGCGGGCGGCCCCAGGTGGTAGCGGCTCACACCACACAACCAACGCAACACCAACAGACCACTAAAGGGAGATCATCATGCTAGCCACTATCATCAGAAACACACTCGCACGCATTCAGCGCCTCAAAGAGACGAAAGAAGCGTGCGACAAGATCAGAACAACAATCACCCTCGCACCAGGCGCAAAACCGCCGATAGCGCGTTATGCGTATAGCTGCTCGCACAACCTGCTAGCGCGCGACTATAACGAGAAAAAACTGTTCTGGATGCCGCGCATTAAGCTCATACAGGTAGACCAATCAGCCATCACCACAACCGCGCACGCAACCGCCTAACCCACATCATGGCCGCCGGACTCCTTAATCAAAAAGACCTCGAAGAGTGGACAGGCTACCAGCGCCCCGCCGATATCGAGAAATTTTTGACTAGAAAGAAAATCCCTTTCGACTACGGAAAAGGCGGCACGATCTGCACCACGCAAGCAGCGGTTGACCGTGGCATCTTAGGCGAAAAGCAAGAAAAGAAAACAATCGCGTTTTAGAGGAAAAAATGGAAATAGACGCTATCTATATAGCGTTATGGAATTTTCATTACTAAATTACCTGCTTGATCAAAAAATTGATCCCGCGCTAGCCGGTAAAATTGACAAAGCGTGCGCCTTTCACTATCAGCCCCACAAAGGCAGAGAATATACAGACGAAGGAAAAGCGGTAGCTCAGATTTTCGAAAAAGGAAGCGCGGACTTAGAGGAGTTAACGCAAGTAATTGACATATTCCCCGGCCTGATAATTGAGCCTGCAACAGTGAGAAAACAGGTGCACGAAGAAGGCCCGATGAGTCTTGAAGGATTCATATCCAATCTTAGACTAGATTGATAACGCCGGAGTTAATGACCATGCATGAAAGAAGAGCAGGAAAAAGCCACGCGGCACACCTAATAAAAGAAACAGCCCTCAACGCAGGCAAGAAAGTTCTTGTTATCAATAAAAGCGGCGCAACACTCCAGAGGCGAAAAAAACACCTTACCATCATAGAGTTTTTACCTAAAAAAGAACCAAAACCAATTATTATTTACGACGACCCATACAACATTAAACCAAACCCAACGACTGAATGATTATGAAAACCACCCCTCCAAATACAAGCTGGAACGCGCACATAAAAGAAGCCGAAAAACTTCTTATAGCCGGTCACTCCCCTGATACGGATATCATCGGACTAGTAAAAGAACGAAAAACCGAAGTTAAAAAAAATGTACCTCCTGAAGTGTGGGCGCTACTTAGAGCCATGCATATCGGCGTAGGGCATCAAATACTAGAAGAACAGCACTAAATCTAACTCTTAAATTAAGGGGTAGCACTATGAAGCAAAAGGAAACAGCACCGACAACGCCCGCCCACAAGGATGACTTGTTACGCGCAATGGCATCATCTTTTAGTAAAACCGCATCGGGAACGCGCATGCTGGAATATGAGCTTGCAGCGGCTGAGCGTAAACATGGAATAGAAATAATGTTAATAGCAGGTGAAGTAGCGAAACAAACGCCACACGATATTTTTTATTGGCTAGGTAAGAGTAAGTCTGCTCTGCTTTCCACACACAGACGCCTCAGCGTAAGCACATAACGTTTTAGCTTAGCCGTAGGCGAGCGGCAGCGAGACTGTCGGGCCTAGAGCGTGTAGTTATATTTTAGGGGATTACAGTTATGACGAAGAAAGAGCGAAAAAAGATAAACGAGCTGCTTGATTACTTATCCAGCATTGCGATTGATAGTAATGCTGAATCAGAAGATCTCCCGCTTGAGGCTGATTCGCAGGTAGCGGCGGCAAGGTGTGGCGTCGCGCTGGATGTGTACATGAGACTAAGAAAAATATAACTATAACTAGAAGGACAATCACCATATAACCCGCAATTTCCGCGCGCTATACGGCAAAAAAGGCAATCAACATGGCCAGAAAACGCGATAAAAAAGCAGACGACAAACTACCGCCTTACACCTATTTTGCAAAAGGACGGTGGTTTTATAAGCCCTACCTCGGACGCTCGAATGGTAAAACAAAATTCGGTAAAGAAATCCGCCTGTGCGGTGGCGATAAAAACACGCCCATATCTGATATCTGGAAAGCCTACGAGGCCAAAATTCAGAAAACAGAAACAGACATTCATGCGCTCAAATATTTATTAACCTCATTCATTCAATCCCCCAGCTTTCAAGAGCGCGCAAAATCCACACAAGCGCAATACAAAGGTGCAAGCGCACGAATCATTAAAACCGAACTCGCAGACGGCTCACTCTTTGGTGATGCTGATTTTAGAGAAGTAACCCCCGGCACTATTCGCGGCTACCTCGACAGACGCGCTGAAATGGGCGCACCCAAAAGCGGCAACAGAGAGCGTGCATTTATATCCGCCGCCTACAGTTGGGCCTATAACCGCGACAAGCTACCCAAAGGCATGATAAACCCATGCGTCGGCGTCACCCGCAACAAAGAAAAATCACGCGACCTATACATTAAAGATGCTTGGTATGATCTTGTGTATGAGCTAGCAGGCGCACGCGCCTGGTATATTCGCCCTTTTATGGAAATGGCCTACCTGTGCCGTATGCGCCGCATAGAAATCCGCCAAAGCGCAGAATCCGACATTCTCCCCGTAGGCTTCGACACGCGCCGCGTAAAGGGATCAAACGACGCGATAACCCTATGGAGCAACCGACTACGCACAGCAGTAGACACCGGCTTAAATCGCCCGCGTAACCTGGTACGGTTTGATAAAACAAAATCACCCATCTTTACCGATGCTCACGGCGCAGAGATAAAAGAAGAAGCCTTTACTACCGCATGGAAGCGCTTAATGGACGCCGCCGAAATTGAAGCAAAAAAACGAGAAATAGAATTTACCCGCTTCACCTTCCACGACATAAAAGCCAAAGGCGCAAGCGATTACGAAGGCAACATAAAAGACGCAACAGGCCACAAAACCGACGCCGCCGCGAATGTATACGACCGCAAGAAAAACGAAGTTTTACCGACTAGATAACGGTTTTGAAGATTCTTTTTAGGAAGGTTTTTAGGAAAATTAAAAGAGTTACGGGGCTAAAGATTGTAACTCTTTGTTTTATATGGCTCCCCGAGGCGGACTCGAACCACCGACCAATTGATTAACAGTCAACTGCTCTACCAACTGAGCTATCGGGGATCAGTAATTGGCTGAGGCGCTATAGTACTCATGCACACCCCTTTGGTC